TTGGCTGGCTTGCTTCTGCCGTCGTGCCAGCTCTTCTTCGATCAAATCGTTCTCAAACAGATTCCACAGTTGGTCAACCACACTGGTCACCCAATTGTGTGCTTCCTGTGGTTTAAAGTCGTTCATGCGACGCCGCAGCAGGTCGCGTGCTTTCGCCCTTACGCCCGTCATTTCTGCACCCTCCGAGCCACAACCGTAATGATCCAGTCGGGATGTTCGGGACGACGCAGCCGCCCGTCGTCGAAGTTAATCTCAACAATCTCGTAGCCGAGGGCTTCGAGGACGACCTTCAGACTGTGACGGTCAAAGTAGAAGATGTGCTCGCCAGGACGGTAATGCGGCCAGCCAATGATGGGACGAGCCAGCAGGCTTTCCAGATTCGGGGTGGAGATAAATATCCACTCAGGATTGATGGCCGAAATGTTGTTGAAGAATTCAGGGTCGTGCTCAATGCTGTCCCACATCGTCAGAACGTCGATGATGTGCCGAGGAGCAACAGCCCCCTGAATGACCTTCTCTTCCCAAGGCTTCGACGTAAAACCGCACGCCGGATTAATGTCGTAATTCAAGCGGTTGAATGTGCTTGGCCCGAAAGCGTTGAACGTCCCAGGTCCACAGCCGTAATCCAACAGCGTCCCGCCCTTCACGTACTTTGTCACCAACGCCCAGCGTCCAGTGTGAATCGCCTTGCCTAATGGTGTTTGTCCTAGCTGCAAATAACGGTCTTTGTAATCTTCGTTATAAATGCTCGTCCAACTCATACCCCACCCTTTCTGAGATTCTTGTACACGTAGTCAACACGCTTCAGAATGTCCTCAGTCCTAAACTGCTTCATACAAGCTGTTGCTAAAAATTCGTTCTTGTCCGTCACCACTTCGTTCTCGCAGTCGCCTCGGTAGTAAATGGCGCGGTGGCAAGGACTGCAATAAATCGGAGCCTGGATGCTAAAGTCGTTCTTCTGGTACTGCGTCATCTGCCACACGCTGGATGTGGTGGCTAAGAAGATTTTGGGCGTACCGAACATGCCAGCAGCCACCAGCAGGAACGTCTCTGGGCCAATGACCATATCCGCGTATTGCGTGCGATGAACCGCCTGCTTCAAACTTACGTCATCACCGATCATCGTCCCTACGCGGGGATGCTTAAACACCCACGGTCTGCACGTCTCATCACCAGCCAGGTAAATAAAGGCGTCTGGATAGTGGGCTAAAATCTGTTCGCAAATCTCTCGGTAGCTGTGGACAACCTTCTGTGCCGTGCTGCCAGCCAACGCCAGGATGACAACGAATTGCCCTTCGTGCTCCTTTCGCCACCGCTCACAGTTGGCAATTTGCTCAGGCGTAAAGTACATGCCCTGCAGGTTGATGTTCTTAGGCACCTCTAAACCGCACCGCTTAAACACCGCATCGTAGAAACCGCTCTTTCCGTAGAAAGCCCTACGTTCGCCTACCGGCCAATAGAACTGCTCCTGAAACGCCTCACCAATACACTCCACTTCAAGGGTGCCATTCAGATTTATCTCAACGTCCGCCTTCACCTGCTTTCGTACCTTCTCCCAGCGAGCGTGAAACAAGGCGTCGTACTCGGACCGATCTTTGCCCTCGTAGTCCGTATACACCGCTATCTGCTTAAACCGTGGATCGTCGTAGAAGAGGGCGTAACCTTTCGTATTGGTTTCCAAATACACATCAAATTTCTCAGTAAGTATCGGTATCAGCGGACACCAATACAGGTGGTCCCCGAGCGCCCGATAAGCGATAAGGAGCAGTTTAGGCTTGGACACGCGGATGCCAACCTTTCTGAAAATATCCAGTTACGTTTTGCTTATACGTGCGCATAGCATGGCAGTTAGCGCACACCACATCGCACTTCGCTATCTCTTCTTTGATCTTCGAAAGCGAATTACACGACATGTACATCTTGCCTACGTTGTATTTCTTAGTGGCCGGGTCGCGGTGGTCAAAGTGCATAACATACGGTTCAAACGTTTGACCGCAGTCCTTGCAAGGAACTGATTTCTGCTCCCATACATACCGCTTCAAGCGTTCTCGATTCCTTCGATTCGCCGCTTTCCACCGACTGCTATCTTGTGCGTATTTCTCCCGTCTGCGCCGATTCTGTCGTTCACGCACATCTGGCCGTGAGTAATAAAGCTTGTAATACTCACGTAACTTCTCTCTATTCCGTTCGTGCCACGTCTGCTTCTTCTCCACCTTTCCTCCACCTTTAAAATCGTCGGGGTTTTTAAAAGGAACCCCGGAAACCTTTACTGACTATTAGCCTTTGTAACCGAGCGAGAAAATAATCGCCGGGGTAGAAGCCACAGTACCAGCAACGTTCGTGACAACGATCTCATCGCCTTCGTCAAACTCCGTCGAAGTGAGAGTGGTCGTGAACACAGAACCGTTCGCATTGGTGCCGAACGCCTGGGTGCCGATCGCGGTAACCGCACCAGTGCCACCGACAGATTTGCCGATGGTGATGGTGGGACCAGCCGCCGTGCCGCCAGTGATGGCGCGGATACGAGCCTGATTCAGCTTCAGTCCCTCAACTGCAACGGGGATGCGAAGAAGAACCGTGTCGGAAGCCGCAGTGCCAGGAACGGATATGCCAGTGTTGTTAGGGACGATCACCACAAGGTTACGCGCCCTATCAGCATCGTAAGGTAGATTAGCCATTAGTTATATCCTCCTGATTAAGCACTAGCGCCAGCCGAGGCCCATTTAATGACCGCAGCGTCGCCTTCGTTGGTGAACTCAAGGGCAAAGCCCCCGAGCCAATACCAAGCCAGACCCTTAGACCGACCGTAGTCTGTGACTTCTTTCGCCCTGATTTGCTCAGGCACCGCAACCGCTTCGATAACCGGCTTCCCAACAAACATGAAGCCTTCGAGCGAGTTGGCACCAGGCCAGGACTTCGCAGAAGTAGTGCGAGCAGAGAGGTTGTAGGTATTCCGCGTCGCGTTGTTGTCCTTCATGATGCGAATGTTATGCACCATTCCGACTTCATCGCTGGCGATTTTCTGATACCCCAACTCGCTGTACTGCTGAACGCTAACCATCGCGCCCTTCAGGCCTTCAACAGCCTCAAGAGAACCAATGAAGATAGCATCCCCAACCATCTGCTTCCGTTTCTCAAGTTCGAGCTGCATCTTGCGAAGATGGCGCTCATTGAGAACCGACGTGTTGGTAGCCGTCGCCGTTCCGTTCGTGGTCAGTGCATGACCGTCGGTAGCCGTACCAACATAGTACAGCGGCGTGGCGTTGAACTGCGCATGGCAGGCAGCATCCGTAACCTTAACCATGTCGTCCCGCAAACCTTTTTCGATAACACGCTCAAGTTCGAATTGCGAGAGTTTTTCGAGCTTGAAGGAAAAGGGAATCGAGTTCCCGTATTCCGTAATTGTGAGAGTACCCTTCGTGATCGCCTGACTGGACTGGTGCATCGTATTCGTCTCAAGCAGTGATCCGCCGATGGTGCCAAGATTCGCAACACGATCCCAGTTGAAGGAATCGCCGGGCTCTTTGCTGAACCCGTCTTTCAGTTCCGTGAACTTCCGGAACTTGAGGAGCGGCTGCGCGGAATAGCGCAGGAACTTGGACAACTTCGGGCTGAAGTGAACTCCACTGTCATTAACCCACAGTGGTGCAGCCATTTGTAGCCTCCGTTATTTTGGAGGCTCTACTGGTCAGAACTACTTAAACGCGAGGGGAAACCTTTCCCTTCCACTTAAGATAGTCATCCACTGAATCTGTTTCTTCTTCCTCTTCGTCGTTCTTTTCATCAACCGGCTTTGAACCGGGATTTCCAGACACTTTCGCGGCAGCAGCCTTACGCTGTTTCTTCTCTTCAAGAGTTGTTTCTTTCTTAATCGGAACAAACAAGGCAGCAACTGTAGGAAACACTTCGGTTTTATAAACCTCTTCCCACTTAGCCGGATTGCGATATTCGTCTTCCGTGATGTCGCCTTCCTCAACCTTTTTCAGCATGAGTTCAGCCAAGTCACTTCCAGCGAGGCGGAAACCTGGGTAACCTTCTTTCGCAAGGCGCTCATCCGTTTGACGGGTGCGCTCCATACGAAGCTGGTATGCCTCTTTCTGTTTCCGCTCTTCCTCCGCTTTCCTTTCGGCTTCAAGGGCCTGAAGGCGTGCGGTCAGGTTCTTAACTTTCGGGTCAGAAGATTCAGACTCTATGGACTCTTCTTCATTTCGGGGAGCTGACGCAGCTTGAAGTTTCTGCTCCATGGCCTTGATTTTTTCGTCAAGTTGCCGCTGAAGTTCTCGAAGCTTGCGATTGGCTTCCTTACGTTTTTCTCGTTCTTCCTGTAGAGCCTTCTCTTTATTGCTTAACAGCTCTTCGGTCTTGTCAACCTTCGGAGCCTTTTCTTCTTTCCCACCTTTTGTTTCTTCCTTAACGGAGGAAGAATCCGATTGCGTCTCAGTAACGGCGGACGCGTCCGACTCTTCGTTTACTTCTTCTGCTTCCTCAGATTGACCGTGGGCTTTCTCAAATTGGTCATGAAAGCCGTCTCTCTGATTTTCGACAAGGAACGGTGCTTCGTTCTCCGTCACTTGTCCATCTTGCTTCTGCTCACCTTCCATCTTTAGCTCCTTTAACGGGGGCTAGCCCGAATGCTCGTTTAACGTCCGGCAGACGAAGTTGCTTCAAATTGTCTTTAGATAAGTGGCTATGCGGTCCATCCAGCCTTGCTCTTTGGCTGTTTCGAACGCCTCACGTCCTCGATTGCGATACTCTTCGATGGATCGCGGAAGAACGTTGTCGTAAAAATCAATCATCGTCTGACAGCGACGAATACCCTCAATATCTGTAGGGTCGATAGTTGTCAGCTTCTCCACCATCGCATCCCTGTTGTCTTTCCAAACCCTTCGCAGCACCTTCCACTCTTCGCTTTTAAGAACCGTCTCCAGCATGTGACGGTCTTCAAGCTTCGCCATCGTTGTGTAGAATTCCTGTTTCTCAAGCTCCTTCTCAGAAAGCTCTTTACCCACCTCTTCAATTTCCACCCTACCCTCCTATCTGTGCCGAAAGAGCGTCAACAAACTCAGGATTCAGTTCTGGCTCTTCGTTCCCTTGCGGAGCATTCTGTCCTTCCACCACCTGCGACTGCTCGCCACCTTCGCTAGAAGGCTGGCCTGGAGCAGCGGCCTCAGCCGGGGGAGGCTCAACAGGAATCAGGTACTTCTCCAAGTTCGGCATCCCAAGTTCAGGCAGCAGTTCCGCCTGCATTGCGCCGAGGTCGTACAGCTTCGGATTCTGGATTTTGATGCCGCTCTTCAAGGCGAGAATGACGGAGTTGTTGGATTGCTGCACACTTTGCATTGCAGCCATGATCCGCTGCGAACGGATGTTGCGGCCCACTTCAGTTAAGCCAGCCTCCACTTCCAAATCAAAATCAAACTCAAGGTCGTAAATATTGTCATGGTCTTTCGGTGCGATGCCCTGCTGTCGCAACGCTTCGTTGGCCACCCTAAAGATCCTCTCGTCCGTCTCAAACAGCTGAATGTGGCGAGCGAGGTTGTAGATGAACTGGCGAACCAGCGTCTGCCCGATCGTCTCAATGAACAGGTCGTGCTTGGCGTTCGCTTCAGAAAGATTGATCTGTGCGACGGTGGCCTTCTGCGTGTTGGACGAACCCTGCTTCGTGGGGTTAACGCCGTCCATCTCCTCCATCATTCCGATGTACTGCGCCACTTCAACGTAGGAGCTTTGGGTAACGTCACGCACTTCAAGAGGCTTCACACCATTCACATCATCCGCAGCAATCGTCACACCAGGACCAGATTTACGGAGTGATTGCTTATCCACATTCGCAAACCGACTGTACACATGCCGCGTGTTCATGGCGAGCAGGACGTTATCTTTGCGAAGGTTGACGGTGAGGTTGATGGATTCTTGCGGACCTTCCAGAACTTCCGGCAGACCTTCGGGCACGGGCTTGTGCGGATCAATCAGCATGTGCCCAATCGAAAGGGGATACTCTTTGCCGTAAGGCGAGCACACCGTCTCCAACAGATCAACCTGCTTATCCGGGTTGATGACCGTGTAATACAGCTTCCCTTTGTGCTTGAAGAAAATCTTAAGAACCAGGAAACGTCGCAGGTACTCGTTCGCCTTCGGCGTTTCACTGCCGCGCTCAGGATAGGCGTGGCCTACAGCCCCACCAGAATAGTTCAGTCCATCGCTCGTGCTGGAACCCTTGTACGGATCTTGGGTGTTGGTATAACGGACATCACGCGGTTCAGACGAAGGGGGAAGTTCCTCTGTCAACTTGCTGATGTTCTTGTAGCCCTCTTCTTCCATCTGATCCATCGTCATCCAGTCTTCGAAGATGGCGAAGCGCATACGTTGCGGATCGCCGCTGGCTAACTCAGGCCAATCAAGGCACACCTGCTCGATGGGATAAACGGTCAAATCCGGCTCGTCAATGCCCTGCTCTTCGTTCCACTTCCATGTCTGAAGGATGACGGAGAAGCCGGGGGTGATGCAGTTGAAGATGGCCGTAACCAGCTTCACAAAGAGGTTGCGACGGCGAAGCATCCAGTTGAATCGGTACTTCGTCATGGTTTCCAGCACCTTCGCCTTGACGTAATCCTGCTGCTCGTCACGTCCAACAATGCGAAGTTTGTTCTGGTCCATCAGGTACGCCTGAACCGCAGAGGCCAACAGACGGGTGCAGTCGCTCCAAATCTTGCGGAAATAAAGTTTGTTCTTGCCCGTCACTTGAGAGCGGGTAGACTCTTCCTCCACAGGAATGCCTTTGGTCAAACGCATGTTGCGAGCAATGCGAGGGTCAATGGCCTGCTCACGATACGACTTGCTATCACGCCAATACGCCAACAGCTTGCCCATCAGCTTTGGTGTGAGCGAAAGATGATCTTCGTCAGAAACTAAAATGTTCGGGTCTATGACACAGCCTCCAAAACTCGTTCTGCAACATGAGGACACGCACCACCGTAGCGCGTAGCAAAATTGCAGTTCATGCAAAGTAATCTAAATCTGTCTTTCGGCCATCCACGACGCTTCAAATCCAGATACAGCATCGCACCGCCCTTAATGCCTAAAACTTTTCTGTGAAACTTCCCGTCCCTGTAGATGTGGTCGATCGTCAAAAACGGCTCTCTAAATTCACCACAGCAAGCACACGCACCGCCATAAGCGAGAATTGTTTCCTTTTTGAGGCGAGCCATTCGCTCTCGCTCCCTAGCAGACTGAACAGAACTGTTCTTTTTCTGCCACCGTTTGCTCACTTCTCGATAGTGCGGGGGCATTAGCCCAGTACTTCTCACGAACACGCTTCAGCGTACGTTTGTGATTCTTCCAATACCGCGCTCTGTCTAAGGCGTGGATCTTCTCTCGATTGACAGCTCTGTACTTTCGCATCCAATCCCGCTGGTAAAGTCGGTTCTCTTCGGGCGTCATATGTACCGTTCTTCCGGGACTTCTTCATCAACGGTATCGTCAATAGCGATGAATCGGGGGTTGCCCTGATACACGTAACGAAACGCGGCGTGCCGATCCTTCTTCCCTTCATTGATTTTGTCCCGCGTGCCCTTCTTCTCTTCGTTCGCTGCTCTGTCTCGTTCAAGCGTTTGAATGTCCTTGATCAACAGCCACACTTCTGGCGTGTCGAAGAAGTACACCTTCGGCTTCTTCGTATGCTGATCCAACTTCAAATCCCGCTTGATCAAATCTATGCCTGCGTCAATGGAGCCTTTATGCTTGTCCGACGGAAACATCGCTGGAATGGCGTTGGGGGAACGCTTCAGCAGGTCAATGATGTTCATTCCGCCCAGGATGGTCTGCTCGTAATCTAAAGACTTATCGTAGCGCGTCCATCCGAGACGGTACTTTCGTTCCACCGCACGAGCTGCCAAGTCCCGCTTAACTGTCTCAGCGTCGGCCTTCTTCCAGTAAACTCCAACAACCACTTTTGTGTTATTAGGCAGCACAGCCACCTCCACACAGCACGTCTCTTTTGAAGTGTGTATGTCGATGCCCCGATAGACGATGTGGTTGTCCCATTCCAATTCGAAGGGTTTGATAACATGGATGTCCTTGTAAAACTGACAGTCGCCGGAATAAATCAAGCCGCTGAGTGACACAAATTCACCGAGCAAGCGCATCTTCCGCGATTCATAACTGTCCAGCTGCTGCATGATGGTCTCTAGCGAATCAATGCTGATGTGCTTGTTCGTCAGCGTGGACACCTTGAACGTCTCGATGTTCTCGTCGCCATTGTTAATCAACGTATCGTACAGCCAGCTAATACCGTTCGTCGGCGTAAGAAAGAAACCAATGTCCATCTTCGTGGTGCCGAAACGGGACAAGGCTTCTTCGTAAAAGTTGTGCGGAGGTTCTTCGTCGAAATGTGCAAAGGACAGGTCTACGCCCTGCGTCTTTTCAACTTCCTGCTCGCACGAAATAAATTTGATGTGGCCTACAAACTCACGCCCGTTTTTGTAAAAACGTAAAATCTTTTCCTGCTTGTTATACGTGTGATCCCAACCACCCGAATGCCAGTATTCTTTCGGCATCCACTCTTTGAACTTTGGAATAAGTACTTCTTCGATGACTGAAGAAGAAAGACCGTACACACGCCCGTACACCGGCCATTTCTTCGGTAGCTTGTGCTCAGGCACCACACCCTCAAGCGACTTGGGTACACGACCAATCACCTTCGCGCAGCTCAGGATGACGAGGGCGATGGTTTTGCCTGCCCGGTTTCCACCGAACAGCCCAACGATTTTCTTGCCTGATGCCATGGCGTCTTTAACGCCGTACCACTTCTGTGGGCGATCTTCAGGTTTCAGCCACTTCTCAGCAAACGCCGCTGCTTCGGGGGTGAGGGAGCCATCAGACGGTTCGTAGAACCAATAGCGGTCCTGGTCCTTCACACGATCGAGAACGGCCCTTAGTTCAGCCTTCTGCTTCTGTACTTCGGCGAGCAACGCCAGCTTGTCGTCCACGCCTAGCACCACGCCACAATTTCAACAACCGCACCAGCCGTGGGCGATTGCATATACAGCACAAGCGTCGATACACCGATAAAATCTTCGAAGTAGCTACGTGAGTCGATGGTGATGTACTCCGCACCCGACTTGCCTGACTCGTACGCCATCTTGATAACATGCGAACTGTTCCGAGGCTGAATGGAGAACTTGCGCACGTTCGTCGGCAACGTCTGCGGATATTCCGTATTCGCTTGACCCAACGTCACGTTGTAGATGTGCGGTGTGCACGCATTCGCTAATGGGTTTTCCGATGGAATTACTGTTGGCATAAGGCCACACACGCTTTGATTATTTCCCACTCAATGGTGGTGAAGTCTCTATCACACGTCACGACGCCATCCTTGACAGTGACGCCGCAATCCAAATTGTTTTCCAATAGCTCCAGCAGCCGCTCTTCGCTCTTAACGTTGGCGTAAACCACAGTCTTCATGCGCTAAACCTCACGCCGATGGCGGGGGCCGGTACAGCCACCTTCACCGTCCCGCCTGCCGTGAAAGTAGCGGGGAAGCTGGTGGTGTAGGCCAACGTCGCCTGAATGCCATAACCAGGCGTAGTACCTAAAGCATTGTCCAGTCCAAGAAACGCCGAACATCCCGCAAGCGCAATACAGCGAATGGTGGGTGTGGCTACGCCTGCCCAATACACCAGCCAATAAAGAGTGTTTGCCGCCAGCGTTAAATTCACCGTCTGCGCCTTCATGCCCAGCGTGCTGGTCACAAATTCAGCCGTGGCACCAAGCAACGCATCTGGATACAGGTTGGTATCGGACGTTGCGCTGTAAATGGCTAACTTCGCCACTCCACTGGCAATTTGGGTGGTGACGTTAATGGCGATACGATCAACAGTCCCACCGCGAGGAGCCACAAACGGCATGGCGTGCAACACTCCAATGGCGGGTGCGCCTGTGGTCAAGGGAGCACAGTTGGCTACGCCTGCCACGTAGTAACGCTCCAATGGCGCTGTACCCACCTGCTTAAAATAGTCCGCTTCTTTCGACGTGCTGCCACCACCAGCTGAAGTTTCATCCGCCTGCCAGCTGTAGTCGTAGTTGGTGTTGGAAGCCTTCTTCAACACCTGCCCCGTTGTACCGCCGCTAGGAGCCAATCCCGAGTGCGTGTGGTTACTGGCGGATTTACCGTCCAGGGCGGTTTGAAGCCCAGTGACATCCGCAATAGCGTGGCTGTGGGAAGCAGCCGCCTTGCCATCCAACGTCGTCTGTAAATTGGTCACGTCCGAAATGGCGTGGGAATGGCTGGTCGCTGCCTTCCCGTTCAACGTCGTTTGCAAGTTAGTGACATCTGCGATGGCGTGCACATGAGAAACGGCCGCCTTCCCTGCTAAATCCGTCGTCAGGTTCGTGATGTCAGATTGGGGGTGCGTATGAGTGCTGGCAGCTTTCCCATCCAACGCTGCTGTGAGGCCCGTTACGTCGCTTTGAGCATGTGTGTGGGCAGCGTCAGCCTTCCCATCCAAATCAGCCGCCTCAGCCTTCTCAGCCAACGCTGCCTGTAAATCCGTTTGGTTACCGATGTCGCCAGCAATGCTGCCCCAGCTGGCGTTTCCACCCTCACTGCCCCCCGTTGTTCCACCACCCCTAAACGGCATGAACGTTAGTTATCCTTCGGTGTGTTCGGGAGAGCAATTGCAGCTTTCAGGGCCTGCTCCAACTCGTCCAGCTTCTTCAGCTTCTCTTCAGCCGTTTCCACCACACCCCTAAATTCAATCACCGTCTTACCTTTGCTTTGCAATTGCAGCAGCTTATCCACCGTGATACCGATGGACGTAAACAAGGCGGGGTTACGGTTTTGTTTCAAATGGTCAATGTAGCGGTCGTCGTCCACAGCATTCACCATCTTGAGCAGGATGTTGGACAACTTGCCAGCTATGACATCCCCCACCTCATCCAAGGCTACTTCAGGGATGACGACGGTTTTGTCATTGAGCATGTTTCTAACCGTCTGCTCGCTGGTTTTAAGTTCCGCCGCTATTTCTTTGTACGACAACCCCAGCGTATGGCGCAGAGCTATCGCTGCTGTTTTCAGCACCGGTCCAAACTCTTTGCTTGGACGGCCTGCCTTCACAGTGCGAGCCTTCACCTTCTCAATGGCGTCTTTCTGTTCGCCGGTTAGTCTGCTGTCGTCAATCACGGGTTACCTTTCCTTTCCTGCATAAACCAATCTTCAGAATTTGGGGCATAGGGATACGGACTTTTATGAATGGACCTGGTTGCGTGTTGCTGCTGAAGAAGTTTCTCCAGTGCGTCTATACGCTGTTTTAGTTGTTTGATCTCTTCTTCAAAGTCCATACCGCTATGCCTTTTAAAGTGTTCGCTAGTGTTTCTGACTTTCTCTGAATCCTAGGACAGGTACTTACAAACTACTGCTACCGTCACTTACATCCAGAGAAATGTGGGGGGCGTAAAGCCCCCACTTATGCCGACAGAGTTAAGTGTTACTAGCTGCTGTCCGTCCTAGTCGTAGGATGTGAGAAAGTCATCAAAGCACAGGGCCTACACTTGCGAAGGAGCACTTCCGACGTTTCAACCGCTTTAGCGCGAAACCCGTTAAAATGCAAAAGGCTATCTAGTGCCCTTCTACTTATAGGGGTACCCTGCTGGAAAACTGTAAAACATTCATTTTCAACTGATATGACGATGTGGGTATTGATAATCAAACACTTTCAGACTTCAAATGTGGTGTACTGGGAGCAATAACTGGGGTAATACATCGAGGTCTACAGCTGATGCACAATGGCTGAACGTTGTTGGCATCCCATCCTAGATTTCGATCTAAGCGGCCTAGAATGACGTTAGAGCGACGTTTGGGTGCGCTAGCACACTTGGAGCAGGGGGAGAGCAGAAAACGCAGGAAATCGAGTTCTAGGAGGTTCCAGGCTATTCCACGACGTTTGGCCTCTTTCTTTGCGTTTCTGTAACGTTTGCGGATGTACTGCTTCTGCTTCTTCGTTATCTTCATGACATAAGTATAACCTGTAGCTATAGTTTATGCCATACCCTGAACCTACTCTTTTGTGAAATTTGCCTGGTATGGGTAAGGTATCCCTTGTGCGCGATGGCCGGGGGGTGCTTCCCCTGCCCCCACCCTTAGGAAATAATTAAGCGTTGAATTAGGGCCAGCCGGTCCGTCAGCCTACCCCTCCTAACCCGCCATATCCTAGCTGTACCGTACGTGTAACCGTAACCAGCACACACCTATCCCCCCTTTAAGTGTTGATAATCAAGGCATTGGATTAACTGCAGCTAAAGCTTCGGAAGCTTAGGACGGAGAAGCGAGAGGAAAGGAGAGCGTACTACGAGGATTTACAGAGGAGAAACTAGCGATTCTCGACGGAAAGGCGCACTGTTTTTATGGGAGCAAGGAAGCGTAAAACACGTTATATCGCACCTACCCCCGCCATTTAGGTATATCTGACTACCATGATACCCCGCAAATCGAATCCTAGAGCGTTACAGACGGCATATAAATTACGTTCACCAGCCATTCAATTGCCATATGATTAAATTACATGCTTCTCATGTGCCTGTCATATGACATCTATCGAGTTACGTTTGCTTCTTTCGCGTGTCTATCCAGCCAATACGCTTTCAACACCAACCGTACGAATGCTGTGAGGGTGCGTTCTTCTTCTTTAGCCCATCTTCTAAAGTCTTCCTTCAGAGGCAGCTCGACGTAAATCGGGGGAATGGGAACAAGGCCTTTCTTCTTGTACGAATAGTGCTTCGCACGCTTGTCGGGTTGTTTGTTCATGCCTTAATTGTCTGAAATAGACCTTGACAAAACAAGGCTTGTCATACATCTTCCAATCAATCGCATATGACATTGATTGAAGCTCATAGGACACCATGCGACAACCGTATGATTAGAAAAAACGTAACGTTAAATAAGGCTAAATAAAATAATTGAAAATAGTTGTGGACAGTGTCACCTGTTATCTGGTATAAACCATTACACGAGCTGTTGCACAGAGTATAACATCGTCGGAAAAGGAGCCATCGTCATGTTACTCACCACTGAGACAAAACGTTACGTTTACGTAGAGGATAGGAATGGCCATACGTCGTTAATTGGTCATGAACAACCATCAACCATCTATAGGCAACTGATGGAAAATTATAGATTGGTGGCGGTGAAACGCAGCCATCGGGACTATGTCGTTTTGAAGGTGAGCTAACATGTTCCAATACAATGACGGAGGAAGGGAAGCGGCTGGCTACAAAGGAAAGGCTGGCGATTGCGTGACGCGAGCCATTGCCATAGCCACGGGTAAACCGTACCAAGAGGTGTACGACGCCATTAACGGAATGTCGGCTTCTGAGCGAACGGGAAGCCGCAAGCGCGGGAAGTCTAACGCCCGTACCGGCGTGTATAAGAACACTACACGTAAATACATGGAGTCACTTGGCTGGAAGTGGATACCGACAATGCAAATTGGTAGCGGTTGCAAGGTTCATCTGAAAGCTGATGAGCTGCCAGCGGGACGCCTTGTAGTGAGCGTGAGTAAACACATGGTCGCTGTTATTGATGGTGTAATTAACGATACTTTTGACCCATCACGAAATGGCACACGTTGCGTTTATGGCTACTTTCAGGAGGTGCGGTAACATGGCTACGATACATCACACGCGAGAGTGTCTTTCTAAGGGCATCAATAAGGGCTGTCCTGTGTGCGAGCCAATCAATCAGAGGTTGAAAGCCAGCGAAGCGGGGGCGAACGCAGAAAGTGAGGCCGTAAGGCGTGAGCGAAGCGAACATACGCCGACGCCGTGGAGGGCAGAAAACGATCCCTTGGGACGTTTCACGATCAAGGAAGGCGGCATTGTAGTGGCGCAGGGTGTCCACGCTGAGTTCGCTCCACGCATCGTACGAGCCGTCAATTCCCATGAGGGATTGATTCAGGAACTTAATCACCTCATCGCCACACTTGAATCTGTAAGAGCAAACGTGGATAGCCCGGAGAAATCCCTTAAGGGTAGTTGGTATTCGTTTGACCACATGATCTCCGACGACATCTCACGGACGAGGAAGGCCATCGCACAAGCCGAAAGGGAGGGGAAATAACATGGCTTATCGTATTCTTCGCTTCTTCTCGGATGGGCGTCCGGCAGAGCGTGTGAAAGTGGTTTCTACGCTGGAACTCGCTCGCTTGCACTGTAACAGCCCTTTAACAAAAGGCGTGTTGCGTTCTGGCGTGAAGTGGTTTGACGGCTGGCGGGAAATTAAGGGACGCACGGTTAAGAAAGTTTTAACGGGAGGGAAATAGCATGCGCACATTCAAGGTAACTTTTGAAGACGGCAACCACCTCTACACGGGTTTCAATGGGACGTTAGAAGATGCGAAGCGATACTACGTTGGTCAAATCTTTAATTTTGGTGACAGCGACGAACACCCCAAAGACCTACTAGTTAAAGGCGCGGCTGTGGAAGAGGTACTGTAAATATGGACCTCCTCCGTACCATCCTAGGAGCAACGTTGTTTGGTATGGGGTATTACGTTGTACTGCTGTGGAATAACATGCCCATTTGTGGGCGATAGGGGGAAGTATGGTTCAGAATATTAATCATTGTGATCACGGGCACGCGACAACGGATGAAGTTCGGGCATTGCCTACGGGCGGAGACGCGCAGGTGATTATTTGTTATCGCCATTATCTAAAAGAGTATGACTGGAGAAAATCGCAAATTGCGAACGGTGTGCCGTTTCAGTTGCCGGAGTGGGAATCATTACCGATTTATACGGGAGAATAGATTTAAAGGCGGATGAAAGTAAACAGGCATAGCGTCAGAGGCTCAGCCGGGAAGCTTAAGCTTCAGGGGTAACTGGCCATCCGCTGATTTTAGTTAGTAGTTGATATGGGAGCGCGATGAGCAGCCATTACGCGCAAGCGTGCGGAACGAAGTGACCAGTAGAAGGGAGGGAAGATGATTTCAAAAGATAAATGGGTTTGGATGCCTCATGCCGCACATTTGATTGTAGGGAGCCGCTGCCGCTTTCATTTGGCTACGGTCGTTGGTCCCTATCTCGTTTCCACGGTTGGCGAGTACATGCCGGATTCCCAGGTGCGGGAGATTTTAGCGAGTAGCCGGGGCATAACGTTAAACGGACGCGGCGACGAACGCGAAGCGGACTTCATGAAGAAGCACGGGTTCGAGGAGATCGGATGCGACCGGAAATATGAAACGATGGTTTTCCGGGCCGTAAAGTCGTCGCACGGTTGTTGCCCCTTCGAAATGCGGGATGCCTCAGACCTTGATTTTGAGGGCTACAACGACCCGGCGGACGCCTACAAAGGGCACCTGAAGATGTGCGAGAAGTGGGCTAAGACACGCTTAAAGACTTCCACCCCACGTAAGGGGCGGTAACGCCAAGGAGGGAGAGACTATGGATACTTTCAGATGCTTGGATTGTGGCGGGGAGACGTGCCAGCATGGAACGTGCCTCCTCTGTATTTTAGACGCCCTGCGTTAGGAGGGGAGAATGAGTATTCCCAACGGAATGTTTGTCGTCGGAAACAAGCTGATGACGGTCTGCGGATGGTGCGAAAAAGTCGTTCGGGTCGATAAGCCGATTATCGGGAGCTTTCACCTTTGCTTAACGGACGAAGAAAAAGAACGGAAGTCGGCAGATTTGCGGGAACGCTTAAAGAGGCAACGGGCGACCTTTCGGGATCGTCTTGGTTCTGCTGGATCAGGCCAACCCGCGAAGCCTAGCGGCTCGGAGGCGAAGGGATGACGATAGAGAATCCGCCCATTTTTGCCGTGTCATATAAGTGCGGCTGTTACGAATCACGCCTAAAGGGAAAACTCTATCAGGCGATCCGTTGCGCCAAACACAAGAGAAAGAAGAAAGAACGGAGGCCAAGAGGATGACAACCTTAGATGAACTCTTGCGAGACGCGATCCGGGAAAAGCTCATTGCTGATTCGGACGGTCCCTATGAAATCACGGGCGGCCTTATCGAACAAAAGATGATCGTTCTGGCCCGTAAACTTGTGGGGTTACTTGGCGAACAGGAGGGGAAGGGATGAAGTGTTCATTTTGTGAAGGAATCGCTGTAGCAGGTATGGGGCCAGCAACCGGAGCAACAATAAGATTCTGCGCCATTCACCAATTCTTAATGGACGCTATCCGAAAGGCATTACAGGAGGGGAAGTAAGGTTATGGATGCGAAAGGAGCCGAATAACATGCCTTACATTAGCCTTGAAGACCTAAGCAAGATCAAAGAAGTACAAGCGTTAGTACAGGTGGCGGAAGGCATGGTCCGATGGGCGCACTGCGAGTTTGATGAGACGTTCATCGCTCTGGCGACTCTAGAGGGAGCCCTTAAACCCTTCCAGAAGGAAAAAGGGAAATGAAGTTTCTAGCATTTGTCACAGCTGTAGCACTACTGTTGGTTATGGTAGCCACCTTCCCCATTAGTTTTATGTGCTATGCTATATGGGAACGTTATTTTTATGGGAGGGGTAAGAAATGGGGCGAGAAGCAACGCACGACATCGTAGTTATAAAGCAGATAAAGCTAGAGGACATCCGACCGCAGCGCGTCGGCAAGCTCGATACTAAAATCGTCAAACAGGCGGCGAAGTTGAAAAAGAATAGCGGTTGTCAGCTGGATAGCAGCAAAATAACTTACGTTCACCTCGCTACGCTCGTGGCGAAACTACGTAAAGCTGGTCGCATCCCGCCTGATATTACGGTGATGAGACGTACCGAAGCAGACGGAAATATGAGTATGTACCTGGTCCGTAAGTAACAACAAACCTGGCGCATGTGTACCTCGCTATCCATGCGCCATTTTTGTGCCTCGCTATTAAACCGGTTGAATGAGACTACAGTGCAAAAAATTTTGGACCAAGAAATATGACTTTCAATGGAGGACATATGCATTACGTGCAGTTTACGTATGACGCGGATTACTTCGTGCTGTACAGCATGAATTAGGTCAAGGCAGTTCAACCGGTTGAATAAGTAGTTCCTATGGGAGGAGGATGAAGGCATGTACGACGATAGCCCGTCTAGTTTCTGGTACGAACCACCGCAGCACCATGAGTTGTGCGACTGTGAAAATTGCCATTACGGAGGAGGACACGACGATGAAGAACAGTATTGGAATGACAACGGATGTGCAGCTTGCAGCGAGCGATTGCGAGAAAGAGAAGAGGAAGAGGACGGTAACCTACCACCTGCTGTTTAACCTGAGCCGTCCGGTGTCCTTACGGTTCCTGCCTACCTGCATCAAGGCGCTGGAGATGCTGGAAGAAGGACGCATTAACGACAAGGTGCGGGTGATGAAGGGTATGGGCAGAAAAACGGCTGGCGACATCATTCAATTGTTCCAGCTTGGGGAGTATGTGCAATGGGCACCAAGTATATACGACAGGTGGTAGTATGGGTATTGACAAAAGCAACAATCCCGTTATACTTCAAGCAACGGAGGAGGAACAGTATGAACTATACATTAAGTGAACTTCTGACGTTCTACCTCGATGAGTATGCGAGGGCGCAGGCATTGTACGACTTTGCCGTTGATGAGTGTGAGGAGAGACGGGCGTATATGAGCATTTGGGAAATGGAAGAGCGGGAGGCGGAGATCGAGCGATATGAGACGTTGGCCGCGCTGTTTACCAATCTCGTGCGGGAACGGAAGGCGAAACATGCTTAAGTTTTTACAACGCCTCCTGATAGCTCTGGAAGGCATACGCGAAGAGCTGGCGATTATGAATACAAACGGAATTGTGGTGTATGGCGGCGAAACGAGCGAAGAAAACTAGCGAGATTGATTTGAAAGACCTTTCGGTACGACGTGTGAAGGGTGGGTTTAGAGTGAGACGCGTGTTTTATAGCGGAGCAACGAAGTATTCACGGCTGTTTAGAAAGTGGTCGGACGTAATGCGGTGCTACCAAGAGGAATACGAAAAGTATGAACGGGCCATTGGTCGTGTTATGTTTGGTGGGGCAATTGACAGTTACAAGCTATAGGTCAATTCCTTCGCAGACCGACAGCACTCCTTATCACACTTCAATTGGGCAGCGTACGCACGCGCACGGCATAGCCGTCTCACGCGATTTACTGGCGAACGGTACTTTCAAGTATGGGGATTTGGTGTATGTGGAGCAGGTTGGGTTTAAATTTGTGAACGATACGATGCATGAGCGGTGGGTGAAGAGATTAGATGTATGGGTGGAAAGCTTAGAAGAAGAACGCCGCTTTCATCGGAAATTTAAAGGGAAACAGTTACGAGTATGGAAAGTGGAGAAGGTTTGGACGGAGCCATTAGGCGCAGGGAAGAGATTAAACGGAATATTGACGAAGCCAAGCGGCGCACTGCAAACGGTTTTCAGCGTCGAGTAAAGACCAAAGGCAGCGCACCAGAGGATAAGCTGTTCGCTGAGAAGTTGGAGAAGGCGAAAGAGGAAATACGAGCGTGGAAGAAGCGAGTAAAGAACCTGAAATCCCTCTAGAGTTTGAACGGAGGGCGGACCACAGCCCACACGAATGGCCGCAATGGACCAATGACAACCCGGATGTGTGTGCGTGCTGTACCGAGAAGATTCTGCATGGGTATCAGAACGTACTGAGAGTGGAAATAGCAGCTGAGGTGGTCACTAGCGTGGAAGGTGAAGTGCTTGGGGTGGAGGACAATAAGCCCAGGTTCAGGCAGCTGCACGTACGGTGTGCTGAGCGGCATTTCGGCAGAAAGATTGAATGTGAAAAGTGCGGGACGTTCGTGGTGGCGAAGACGTTAGCCGACGGCAGGCGCAATCCATGTTTATGCACCTGTCATACGGGCAGTAAGCATTGTTCGCTAATACTTGATCCGAATGTGAACAATCCGTTGAGGAAGTTGAAGTAAGTGGGTTGTGGTTTCTGTGTGGAGTTCGAATGTGACCAGGACTGGTGCCCGTGCGAGTGTCACGAAGGAGAACAGTAAATGGCAGTGAGTAAGTTAGACAAAACAGTGAACGTAGTGCACGCCATTCTGCGTGTGTTTGATGTGAAGGGTGGGACGGTGCTAGGCGCTTTCACCGTGTTGATGATGTGCCTTTGCGCCTACGCAGTGATTAAAGGCAAGGACGTGCCAGGCGGTGTTACGTCGGCGTACGGTATTGTCGTTGGAGTGTATGGCGTTTCTAAGACGGTTAAAGAACTTAATAGCTAGGGTACGCATGGCGTGGCAGGTGTTGCTCACCTCTCGCCACGGTAGGCAGCGGACGTACCGGGACGGTCAGTTGTACGAGGAGTGGTGCTTATGTTGTGGAGGAACGTTGTGGCGAAAGGACTAAAGATTGGTGTGCTGGTGTTGCTGTGTGTTGCCGCCATGGCCTTGTTCCATCGCTGTCAGCAGGAGCGTAGGGAAACCTCTCTTACACCAGTACTGAAGGAAGGGGAACGTGAAAAGGTCATTGTCAAAAAAGGGGTTGTCACTGTCGTTCGAAGAGACGGAAGTACCAAGCGACATATCGGGGTGCGAGATGCGGCGGTTACTATTAAAGATGATGGCAGCGCGCAGATATACGCTCCGAGTAAGGGGTTCACGTTTGAGCCTGGCATCGGTATCTATCAAGGCAAAGAAGCGGCGGCAGGGTTAGACATTCAGTTCGCCTATTGGAAGAGGTTTGGAGCGGTCGGTGGGGTGATGTACCAGCTGGAAGAGAAGAAGCTTAGGCCGTTCGTGGGTATCGGTTATTCGCTGGCCTTAATCGGCGCTAGCAATTCAACCGCTTTAATAGCAGTGGATGTGGAGAAGGAAATATACGTTGGGCTGAGGGTGGCCTTCTAATGCCTGAATTCGATGAGGTGCGCGTGGAATTTGAAGCATTCTGCGCAGGCTGCGGTGGTGGAATGTGTGGGAACGTTGATACTCGTTCGTCTCGCAGGCGCGGAATGTCACAAATTACCATTCAACCTTGTGAGAAATGTTTGGAAGTGGCCCGAGATGAGGGACGAGTTGAAGCTGAGGAAGGGTTGAGGGAATCGGCTGAGCGATGACGCCGGATCAATGGACTGAGGTAGAGAAGCAGATTTTACGTGCGCACCACCTGCTGAAAATCGTGGGCAAGGAACGCATACGAGAAGTACAGCAGCTATTACAAGACGCACTAATGAAGTTGCAATTAGAGGAGAAAAGGAAATGAGCAAACGAGAAATTCGAACGGGGAATGCAGGAGCGTTGAAACCTACGCCCACCGCGTACCTCACGAGGAAAGAGGGCACGCGCTTGGTTGGTGTGCTGAACCGAAAGATCGCATCCAAAACCTATCCAGGGCAACGAAGTTATCTTATTGCTGTCGAAGATACGGATGCCGCCATTCGCTTGTGGGACAAGGAAACCAAAACTGACAACGACGTTGACATTCAGGTGGGGGACAAGGTGTTTGTGAAGGGCACCCGTCAGCTGAATGCGCTGATGGATCAGGTGAACGAAGGGGAAAAAGTAGAGATCATTTACGAGAAGAAAGGCGTTGCCAAACCAGGCCAGCGTGCTCCCTACCTCTTCAAGCTGTCGGTTATTGAATAAGGGAGGCACACCATGCCATTGGTTAAACAAACGAATGTTGTTGTTCCTCAGTCGTCCGTGACCGATACCAAGGCCACTGAAGGGGTTTCACCTGTTCGTCCCGCTGGGGCCAAAGCAACCGCTCCGATCAGCACCCGTGATCGAGACATCATCAAGCAGGCCATCATCAAAAGTGTATTGGAATCGCCGCTGTTTGCCATGCACGTCTCCGCGCTCACCACTGATGCAGAAATTGACGGCTTCATAGCCAAGCGAGCGGAAGGTGCTCTCGCACTGTTCGATAGGTTGGTGTAGGTATGTCCGTCAGTAACACCCGTCGCATTAAGAAGGCCATCGCCTTAGCAGAAAAGCGTGTAGAAAAACTCAAGCGCCGTATCGAAACACTCAAGCGCATTGGTGTGAATGAGATGTTTCATTTGGAACAGTTGTACTCAATGTTAGATCAGGTGGAGAAACAGGATGCCCCGAAAGAAACAGCCAGCCAACAGTAAAGCCAGGGTTACGTCCATCCTCAGTTGCGTGGGGTTTAGGGATGGGTTGATGTACTGGTATGGCAAGCACGGCACCGAAGAGTGTAACCGAGTGAAACGAGAATCGGCTGCTTTCGGCACTGCTGTACATAGCAAGGTGGAGGAGTACTTTCGTACCGGACAGCATCCTGAAGGGGAGGATAGAGCAGCGAGCTGTGCTCGTCTCATTGTGCGCTGGATACAAGATACCAGGTTTGTGCCGTTGCAGGATGAGGACGGGTTCTTCGTTGAGCGTGAAGTAGAGTCGGAGGAGGATGGGTTTGTGGGGCACCCTGACGCCATTGGTTATTTCATGGACAACCCCGACAAGCTGGGAGTGGTGGACTGGAAAACGTCCGGTCACATCGACGACAACTATCCTCTCCAGCTGGCTGCGTATGCCAAGGCCATTAAGGAGCAGTACGGACATGACATCAGCTTTGGCGTCATTGTTCGGGTTGAGAAAGACCCCACCAAAACTCCGCAGTTTGAGATTGAAGAGTACGTCCCATTGGAACCGTACTATCCGTTGTTCAAGTGTGCTAAGACACTGTACGACTTCTATAAGCGAAAGGCGGCATAGTGTTGAAACAGCATGGCTTAGCCTACCTACGACGTGGCCTCCACGCTCTACCCGTTAAGAACAAGATTCCTTTGGTGGATGGATGGGCAGATAAACCTGTGACATCAGAAGAAGTACAGGCGTGGCCTAGTAACTGTGAAGTGGGGTTGCTTACTGGTCCAGTGAACAAACTGCTGGTGCTGGATGTGGACAAGGAAGGGCTGGAACAAATTGATTTGAAAGCTCTGCCCCTTACTCCAACGGCACGCACGAAGAATGGCGGTTATCACTATTACCTACGGTTGGAAGGGGAGTGGCCGAGTGCCACCACCATCCGTGGGTTGTTTGGGAAGAAGGGTGTGGATGTGAGGGGCAAGGGTGGGTATGTGGTAGCTCCTCCTTCGGCTGGTTATCAGTGGTTGCCAGGGCGCTCCCTTGACAGCATCCCGTTAGCCCCTCCTCCGCAATGGCTGAAGGATAAGCTGGTTAATCGTCCTTCCGCTGGTCCTCGTTATGACGGTCCCCGCCATCCAGAGTTTGTGCGCTTAGCTTCTCGTTACTTTAACGACGGCCTTACTGAGGCGGAAGTGGAACAGAAAATGCGGGAGTGGAACGAGCAGGTGAACAGCAACCCATTCCCTGAAGATCGGTTCAAGAAAGAGATGGAAGATATAGCAAGGCCGTGGAGGGAAGGAAGGTATGTTTCGTATCGAACGAAAGAGGTACTGGGTGGCATTAACAATAGCAATGCTGGCATGGTTGGTATTAAGCCTGTTCCTGTGGGCGATTTTCTCCAAGGCACTAAACATATTGACTGGTTGGTTGATAGGTTAATTCCTCGCAACGGCTGCTCGTTGATGGCCGGGGAGATGAAGCTGGGGAAAAGTTGGGTGATGCTAGACCTCGCCATCGAAATAGCCAGAGGCGGTGGGAAGTGGCTGGGACAGTTTCCAGTAACTGGTGGCAAGGTGCTGTACATCGACGAAGAGAATGCGGAACAACTGCTGCGCTATCGGTTGGACAAGTTACTGAAAGGGAAGCAGGGTATTGAGAAGTTGGACTTATCGCTATTAGTGGGCAAACGCTTTCGCTTCGACAATCCACAATCCTACGAAGAGCTACGACGCATCATTGCTGAATATAGACCAACCCTTGTGTGCTGTGATGCCTTCGTACGTTTCCACAACAAAGACGAGAACAGTGCTACGGCCATGGCGATGGTGAACAGCTTGGTGAAGGGGCTAGTTACCGAATACAGCACCACCTTCATCTTCACGGATCACGAGCCAAAGGTTCAGCTGGACGAACGCGGCAAACCCGTCAATGGACCAGGCAAACCACGCGGTAGCGGAGAAAAGATTGCCTTTGCTGATACGGTGCTGAGCCTTAGGCCAACAGGCGAGCAAGGGTTGATGAAGGTGTACCACACATACAGCAGGTGGGGAGTACCGTTGCACTCTTTTCAGTTGGAACTGGCGGATGTGGGGGCGGAAGCCACAAAGGTTCAGTACAGGGCTGGTGAGCTATGAAGCTTAGTAGGACGAAGCTTCGAACTCTTCGTGAGGTAGGAGGAGCAGACCCATTATGGACTTGGCAAGAGCCTACTAAAGCAAGGGTTGCATGGATTAGGGGTGCAGTGCGTAGGCAAATGCCTCGTGGCGTATGGGTTGAGATTAGGACGATGCGTTCATCGAATCCGTGGCTGCCGCACGCGATTGGATGGTATTGGCACGACACAATTAGACAAAGACGCCTTAAGCCAAAGTGGGACAGAAAACCAATCAAGGCTGACATCGAACGAGAGTGGCGAATTTATCAAAGGTTCAAGGTATGAGTTACGAGTGGGGGCCAAGCAAGTACGGTATTACGCTGCGCGTCATAGGAGAATCGGATGTTTTATCTGAAGAAGAAACGAGAAGCTTACGAACGTCCATCTGCACCGTCGATGTGGAAGACGACGAGCGTGGGAATTTTGTCGGTGTTGGGCTTTATGGCGGTGGTGGGGTTGTATATTACTTTCGGCATTTGGGTAGTGAATTACGCAGCCTCCTTACTTCTGTACGGCTCGTGGGCCATAACGTCAAGTATGACCTTCATCAGCTGAGGAAGTGGGGGATAAATGTATCTGTCCGCAATATTGTTTACGACACTCGCCTCGCCTTTTACGTTACCGATAGCTCTCAACCTAGTGTTGGTCTTAAGGATTTGGCTGAGAAGTATCTTGGCATAACCTACCCACACTACAGCGACATCGTTACCGGCAAAGGGAAGAAGAAGCTCACCTTAGACAAGCAGCCGGTGGAGCTGGTGGCAAATTATAACGCCATGGATTGTATTGCCACCTATCGCTTATGGCGTTTCTTTGAACGGAAGTTAAGTGCTCATCAGCGTCTGTATCTTGAAACTCTTGAGATGCCCACCATGCGCATCCTGTACGAGATGGAATGTAGGGGCATTAAGGTGGATGTGGCGTACCTTGGCGAATTAAATGAACGCTGGTTGGCAGAAGTAGACGCCATTAAGAAGAAGCTGATTGGAATGGCTGGCAAAGAATTCAATCCCAATTCACCGCAGCAGGTGAAAGAGGTGTTGCTGGCGCTAGGGCTGAAGGTGAAGGGGACGGACAAAAAGCACGACCTCTTCCCGTATCGCAGTCACAAGTTTGTGAAGACGTTACTGGAATACAAAGAGCTGGCGAAGCTTATTGGTACCTATACCAAACCGTTGATTGAACGGGCAATGCAGGATGAAGGCCACCGCATCTATACCACGTTTAAACAAAACACCATTACCGGAAGGCTGTCATCCAGTGACCCCAACCTCCAGAACATCCCTGCTAAGACGGAGAAGGGAAGGCAGCTACGCAGAGCTTTTGTAGCCAAGCCTGGGCATGTGTTTGTCATTGCTGACTATAGCCAAATTGATCTACGCGCCTTGGCTCACTTCTCACAAGAGCCTGCCTGGATGAACGCGTTCAATAGCGATGGTGATCCACACAAATTAACAGCAGCGGCGGTGTTTAAGGTGCCGTTGGAAGAGGTGACAAGTGAACAAAGACGAACGGCGAAGACTCTTAACTTCACAATGGCGTACGGTAGCGGACCTGACAATGTTGCTTATGAAGTTGGATGTTCAGTTAAAGACGCCGAGGCGTACATTCACTCGTTTTGGAAAGGTCTCGCCTCATTCTCTTCATGGCGTGCTGGTATACGAGAAGCTTGCTACCGGGGGAGAGGTATCGACACGCTTCTTCGCCGATTCATCCCAATTCCGCATATCCGGGCCAGGGATGAGTTCGCCTCAGCTAGAGCTTTGCGTGAGGCTGTATCGTACATAGGCCAAGGTAGTCCGGCTGAAATAATGAAACGCGCCATGATACGCCTTCGTATGGCGGGATACGTGCCGGTGTTGCAGGTGCACGACGAGTTGATTTACGAGGTGTCAGAAGACAAAGCTGAAGTTAGCACTAAGGTTATACAAGAAGCAATGGTGAATGCTGTTAAATTGCGTGTACCACTGGCAGTATCTTGTGGTACAGGTTATACTTGGGCTGAGAAGAAAGGTTAAGCATAATGATAGTTAAAAGAACAAAAGAAGAACTGACCTTATGCCGTCTGTTACGAGAAGCGTGGAACAAGAGTTACTTGAAGTGGGATGCCTTGCGACGGGTGAAGATTGATGCGAACCAGTACCGCTGTGAACAGTGTAACAAGGTTTTTAAATTACGTGAAGTTCAGGTGGATCACAAGCTGCCTGTCATTGATCCTGAGAAGGGTTGGCAGGGCATCCAAATCTTCGCTGTGCGTTTATTCTGTCCTACTAAAAGTCTGCAGGTGCTTTGTATCGACACCTGCCACCAGCGAAAGACCAATAACGAGAACCGAACGCGGAGGAAAGATGCCGCTTGAAATACTGTGCCTATGTCGGACGTGCGGAAACTACATGCCGGTGGACGTGACGAACATCAGGCTTATGTGCCGCGCCTGTTTAGAGAAGCTTATTTTTAATCAGCAAAGTAAAGCGGTTTAACGAGGGAGAAATGAAGCCAAAGGTTTTAGTTTTTGACATCGAGACGTACGGCGGACTGAAGGCCCACATGTCGGAAGTGGAGGCGTTTGGGTACAAGTGGTTGGGTGAAGGGAAGAAGGCTACGGTGTTGTCAGGTTTGGACTTTCCGAAAGAGTTTGAACGCGACTTTACCGACGATACGCCGCTGCTTAAAGCTCTGTCAGCAGTGTGGAACCAGGCGGACGCAGTGATAGCCCACTACGGCGAGCGGTTTGACCGACGCTTCCTCAACTCACGCATTGAGAAGAAGGGCTTGCCGCCATTGAAGCCTATGGTGCTGATAGATACATGGCGCATTTCCAAAGACAACTTTGCTCTGCCCGGCAACTCGCTGAACACGCTCCTTAAGTTCTTCAACTCGCCATACCAGAAGTTGGACCTTACTTACGAAGAATGGCGTCGTGTGATGTTGGGCGATAAGAAGGCTCTGAAGAAGCTGAACGAGCACTGCTACTACGACGTGCTGGGTCTGGAGTGGGTGTTTCTTAACCACCTCGCTCATTACACGAACAAGCTTCCCAACTTCAATTTGTTCGTGGACGTTAAGCACCCCGTCTGTCCTACCTGCGGATCTAAAGAGTTGAACAAAGAGGGGCGTAGCTACACACAAACCTCCGTTTGGCAGCAGTACAGCTGTAAGAATTGTCGCAAATGGTCGCGTGGCCCAGTGGAAGGAAAGGGGAGGGTGCGCTAATGAAAACTGCTGCGTTGTTCTTTGCCAGTTTGCTGCTTACGGGTTGCATGGCGGATAGGTACATCACACCGATAGGTAATACCATAGATGCTGTTGTGGTGCTGCCTGGCGGTACAGGTACTTTCATCAGTGACAAAGGCCACATCCTCACCGCCGCTCATTTGTTCCCACCGAAGTATGACCGCCTTGTGAATGTGAAGGTGCGCTATAGCGACATTACCTACAAAGCCACCGTTCTGCACATTGATCGTAACGTGGACCTGGCGCTGTTGAAAATCAACGCTGACATCATCACCCCGCATGTGGCTGTGGCACCCATATACAGCACGAAGGTGGGGCAGGAAGTGTACGTCATCGGCCACCCCTTCAACCTCTTCTGGACCGTCACCACAGGCACCATTAGTGCCACGGATCGCATTGGTATGGCGAGAGGTTTGCATCTTCAGACGAATGCTGCGATTAATAGCGGCAATAGCGGTGGTCCGGTGTTGAATTTAAATGGCGAGCTGCTTGGTGTCGCGTCCTTTATCACCTCACCTGATTACGGCAACGTCGGCTTAGGGTTTGCTGTATCGCTCGAAGAAGTGCACACGTTTCTGGAGCAGTTTAGAGGGTTCTAATGCGCTTCGCTTATGCTGATCCTCCCTACCTCGGTTGTGCGAAACGCTACGACCATCCAGAGGCAGGGATATGGGATACCGTGCAAGCTCATCAAGATTTGATTGAGAAGCTTGTAAGCGAATATCCGGATGGGTGGGCATTGTCAGCGAGCTCGCCAAGTCTTCGCACTTTACTTTCTTTGTGTCCTGAGTCCGTGCGTGTGCTTGCTTGGGTAAAGCCGTTCTCTATTTTCAAGCCTGGAGTTGGCTTGGCTTATACATGGGAACCAGTAATTTTTTACGGCGGCAGAAAAATTTCCAGAAAGCAGCCCACTGTGAAAGATCATTTAGTGTGCAATATCACCCTGAAGAAAGGTTTGTGTGGAGCAAAGCCATCAGCGTTTTGCGAATGGGTACTGCGCTGCCTTAATTACCAACCAGGAGATACCGTCGATGACTTGTTCCCAGGTACCGGCATCTTTGGGAAGGTGCTTAATGAGTTCGCGGCGTAAGAAGCCGTTCACCGTCTCCATCTACCTTGCCTGCGCCATGACAGGACGTACCGGCAAAGAGCTTTGGGATGAGCTGAGGATGCTACGCCCCATCTACGAGCAGCACGGCATTAAGGTGATTAGCCCCATTGAAGGTGAAGGCATTCCGTACAGCGATGCGCCGTTGCCAGATAGAACGGACAAGGACGGCACCCACATCTGGAAGGATAAGGACAAATTCAAAATACGAGAGGCTAATGTGTTCGTGTATCCGGGTTTAAGGCGTACCAGCCAAGGCGTGATGAAAGAGTACATGTACGCCCGTGGCGTGCTGTGGAGGCCGTCAGTAGGGGTGTACAAACCACCGCTTAAGGCTGGCTTTATTACCCGAGCGGAGGATGATGTTGTTTGCGCTTCCCACCAGGAAGCAGCCCTTACCATAGCTACGCGGTGGGGGAGTAAACGCAAGCGTTTGAAATGGCGGTTGGCGATGTTGAACAGGTCAATACTGAAGTGGTTGGGATATCAGTTAAAGGAGTTGTGGCGATGACGGTTTGTAATACAACGGTTGATGTGAAGCGTGAGCACTTCCAAAAGTTCGCTGACCTGATTAGCAATCAATTCTCCCATGGCGGCGACAAGTACGCCTTGCCTGGCTTCACCGATAGAGAAGCCACAGACATTATTTCTTCTGTGTTTGGTGGACCAAGCGAATTTGACTGGGTGCTAGGTACTATGACCAAGTACATTTTCCGCTTCAAGAATTTTCAGCGTGAGAAAGATTTACTGAAGATTGCCACCTACTGCTACATCCTGTGGCTGAAGCAAGGGAACCATTTGAAAAACTCCCATGATGAGGATGTGGCGAAATGAAGAGACCAGACTATTGTGAACTCTGTGGCATTGTCGAAGCAACTGTTACCTGTGAAGACTGCAACGTGATGTTGTGTTACCGCTGCTTCGTCAGCCACGAAAGGATGGCCTAAATGCCCTACATTCACCCCTCAGAACAATACGCAATTGAACAAGGCGCACAGCCCACTACTGTTGGACAGCTGAATTGGCTGATAACGAAAGAACTGATTAAGCGGTGGAAGGTACAGCCACGCTACACCACAGCTCACGCCCTGTGTCATGCCTTCGTAATGGAGCCTAAGAACAACGACTTCCTTAAGGCGCTGTCTAGGCATAACGCCCACTTCACCTGGATGGACGTGCAAACAGCGGCCTACATGGCGTTTCAGGAATTTTATAGGCGTGTGGTGGCACGATACGAGCAGCAGAAGGCGAAAGAGAATGGCGATGTGTATGAGAAGGTGGAGGTACGGTGAGGCCGTCCTACGTCGTCCTGCACCATTCCCTTACCAAAGACCAGAAGGTTGTGGATTGGGACGCCATTACGAAGTACCACATGCAGTACAACGGGTGGAAAAATAACGGTTATCACTACGGATGTGAATTTGACGGGGATCGCTACAAGATAAAGTACGGCCGACGTGAAGAGGAAGAGGGTGCCCATTGCAAAGATGCTGGGATGAACAACATGAGCATTGGCATTTGTATGGTGGGGGATTTTGACTTTGTGGCTCCAGATCCTAACCAACTCACCCTCACCGTAGACCTCATTCTGGATGTGATGCGGAGGTGGAACATTCGGCCAGATCACGTCATAGGCCACAGGGAAGCACAAGCGATGGCAGGCGTTCCGCCCCGCCTCCGTAAAACCTGCCCAGGCAAGCGCGTAAATATGGACGCCATTCGAGCGTTGTTGGCGTTTAAGGAACATACAGGAGATTAGAAATGCAATCCGAGCGTGACTGTCCCAAATGCGGTTCTTCGATGATAGTATGTGCCAAAGCCATTGAGGTGATGGAGTGGAGCTGTAGCAATCCTAAGTGTGAATACTTTACAGAGGAGACGGTAACACTTTAGGGTATTGACAAAGCAATACATCTAGTGTATATATGTGGTATGGATAAGGTTTATCAGTTCGTTACGAAGGAAGAATTCGAACAGTTCAAGGCGGCGTGGGAGATCGAAATCGACAAAGGTCAGGATGACGTCAATCATCCCTACTGTGTCGATGAACAGGCTTATTACGAATTAGTGGCAATAGCTGAACGCCTCCTCGCGGAAAGAGAAGCGTTTCGGGAAGTAGCTAAGAAAAAGGCAGAAACCGTCGCTGTATTTGCGAATCCTTTGGTTCCATGTTGGACGGAAGAATCACTTTATCAAGGCGCCGCCGCCGTAGCCCGCCGCCTCTTGGAGAAGAAATGAACGATACGTATATCGAAGGATTGATTGAGCTTATTGAGTCGTGGGCGGAAACTGTTCTCCCCGAAGGGACGCCGTTCGATCCCGACTATAAACGGACGTTCCCCATTCTTGAGTTGGTCCGGTTGCGCGGAGAAATGCGCGGCGCGGCAGAAGCGTTAAGGTTCGTGGAGAAGAAATGAAGAAGCTGAAAGCGCGAAGCGTACCGAAACGGAAGGCGAAGGCCCTTAAGGCGAAGAAGCTTGAGGTGGCTAAGCTTGCTTACATGGATCTCGTCGATTATCAGCACCATCTAGAGGATGATTCATACGGCACGGAAATTTATCCTGATATTGAGAGCCTCCGTCGCCGCAGAAAGTGCGTGGATGGGTGCGGCATCGTTGAAGTTTCCAGTGGAATCATCCGCATCGTCAAGGAACAGAAACTATGAGCCAGCAAAGCGACGAAGGTCAGCTTAACGAGGAACAAAGGGCGCGGGAGACATTCCACGGCTACACGCTTGCCCAAATACGGCAGATGGATGTTTGGTTTCGTTCTCGAAACCTGTCTTGGCAGATTCTCGACGAGCATTTACGACGGGGATATGAGCTAGGCCGCGTCGCTGGCCTCCAAATGGGACGGGAGGAGAAGGATAAAGAAGTCGCGGAGCTACGGAAAGACCAGGAAGCGTTCATGGCGGCAATTGAAGAGCTTGCCTTACATCCGCAACTGGCTGGAACGCCCTATTTTTTCGTTAAGGGAGACGAAGTCACTCAAGTGGAAGCCGACAAGGTGGAGGGAATCTTTCGAGCGATCAAGACTCACGCAAAGGCCCTTCGCCCTCAAGTTGAGAACTGTTGGGGACGCGAAGCGAAGATTGAAATTGAACTCCAAGCGGAACGCGAGAAGGGGAAGGCGCTGGTCTTGGCGGGTGATGCCCTAGCCTCAGTGACCGAGTGTTTCTGCGACGATCTTACGGCGTACAAGGGCACCTGTGAAACCTGTCTTTGGAAAGCGGAAGTAGAAGCCTATCGCAAAGCGAGCAGGGGGAAGAACGGATGAAGCTGGAAGATCAGGTCACATCGCTGGCCCTTAGTAAACGCCTCAAGGAATTGGGCGTGAAGCAGGACAGCCTTTTCCATTGGAAGGACGACCGAGGTTACGGCTATCCAGAGGACTGGATCATCATAGAAGGCAGGCCGGGATTGCGAACATCGTGTTCCGCCTTCACCGTGGCCGAGTTGGGGGAGCTACTGCCGTGGTACGTCGATTTCGGAAGTTCGAATGAAACCGGTCCCCGTTACGCCCGTTTCCCAAAACCTGGCGTTGAGTTTTATCACTACGAAGAAGCGAGAACCGAAGCTGATGCGAGAGCGAAGCTTTTAATACTTCTCCTCGAACAAAAGCTGGTAAAGCCATGAGCGAAGCGACTACCCCCAACCAAGCACCCCATTCCTTGAGGGAGAAGGCGGAAAAGATCCTCGCCTTGTTCATGAACTCTAGGTACTCAAACAATCAGGTAGTTATCGAGATCGAAGACGCCCTCCGCGAAGTGGAAACAAACGCTAGGCGTAAGGCCCTTTTAGAGGCGGCGAAGACGGCTGAAAGAATATGGCATCCCGGCTGGTCGGCCGATACGGAGAAACACGCCAAGGCGATCGCAGACCATATTCGATCCCTCCTAGAACGAGAAGGGGAAAGACGATGAGCGAACCGAAAGAACTTGATAAGCAGGAAGGGGCGGTCCATTGTTGTGACGAATACCTTGAAGAAAATCTGAGGCACCAAGAAACCTGGATAAAGCTAAAGAAAGCAGAGGCCGACCTAGAAACACTGCGCCAACGGGCGGAAGGGGCTGAAGCGCTGTTAAAAGCAGCGGAGAAGAAGAACGCGGAGTTAGAGGGCCAAATCAAAGCGATCAAGGCGTTGTTTCGAACGGGGCTGGATCAGGAGGGCTGGAAGAATGGCTGACGTCTACTGCGTCCATCGGTGGTCGCAAGACTTGTCTACCGCCGCCGTCTTGTACATAGAGTGCTTTATCTGCGGAACAGTGTATGAGGGCGATGCAACGGTAAAAGTCTTAATCGGACGAACCGAAGGTGCTGAGGCACAGAAGGAGGGGGAATGAAGA